TAACCTTACCATTGTAAACATGAGTAGTCTTGTCTGCTTATATGTATCCACCTTCTTCTCTTGATGACCTTGTATCATAAGAGAGAAATGTCTTGGACTCATGTCGTAGAAATCACGTGGAAGCAAACACAATTCACCAAAGGCAAACGCTTCTATTTCCTCCCACGTGAACTCTTTTTTTTTGCTGACTCATCAGTAGTTTCAGAAGCTGCGACATTATTTTTAATCATGTCGCTATCTCCCCAAACTTTAATTATCTCTTTAAGCTCATCAATGAAATCTTGTTTCATTATGTTAGCTTCAATATAATCAAGTAAAGTTTCAAAAGTTATTTCGGGTAAGACTCCTTTGACAAGGCAGTTATTGTAATAACCACTAGAAACAAGATGAGCAATGCCAATCTCATTTATCTCTCCATTCTCAAAAGTTATTCCGTCTTTTAGTTTATCGGCTACATACCTAAACGAAGCCATCCCAAATTTAAGTCCGACCTTTTGGTCGTTAATAGTAATAGTAGTATAGTTCATAAGTTAGTTTAAGCAACAACATCCAAAGCACCACTTGATTGAATAGTACCTGAGAAGTTGATAAATTCAGTAGAAGATTGATTTAAAGTAAGATCAGTGATGTATCCGCTAAATGCGTGGTAGTAAGCAGCACCTGCTGAAGAACCACTAACAACTGGGTTTTGAACTCTTACCGCAACCAAAGTTTTGTTTACCATTGCAGCCAATAAATCTTCGTAAGATACTTGAGAAACAGTTGGTGCAGTCTCACAGATTGCATCAAAGTCGGTAGACATTTGAGGCTCTGAAGGAGAAGTCAAAACTCCGCAGTTAGTTTGCTCGGTTGTTGCATCCATAGTTGTATTAACTGAAGATGTCCTCAAGCAAACAAGGTTTTTGTATGATGTGCCACCAGCTACATCGATTTCTACGTTTTGTGTAGATCCTAAAATTTGTGCCATTGTTTTATTTTATTTTTGATTAACTAAATTACTTATTGTTATTATTTTTCTTGCGAAGAAATTTTGCCCATCCACCTCAGACAAGTATCTTGAACTTGTTCTTGCAGTTGGATAAACTAAAAAATTCGCATCACTAAATCCGTTTACATTTGGTGTAGGTATTAGCAAATTTAATATTTGTGAAGCAATATTGTCTACAATACTATTATCGTAAACCATATACTGCTCACTATAAATGTCTATAACCACCTCCACATCATTCCCGAAAGAATGGTTAGTATTATCGCTTACCTCTGTTATGTTGCCAATAATGACAAACATCTGCGGAGTTGTGCTAAATGGTGTTTGTCCATACACTGGCACGTTCTTGCCATTGTAAGTTATATGCCCATTAAGAGTAGACACATATATTGACCTAACACTATTTGCGGTATCAAGCATCTACTTAACTATTTTGCTTATTTTATCTTTAAGTTTAGGAAAGTTTTTATTTACACTTATATAAAAATATTGCGCTGCTTCAGTATTTGTCAATTTTTTTGGATTAGTAACTTTGTATTGCTCTGCTATTTTTTTCCAGTAATCTGATAAATTTTCAGCAACAGATGTGTTTCTTGTTCCAAATTCTATATAAGCTGCATAAGGTGTATCTGCAAGTAATTGATATTTTAATTTATCTAATTTATTTGCAAATATCTTGCTTCTCAATAATCCTGTATAAACTGGCACTAATGACTTAGCTTCATTAGCCATAGTATCAACACTATCTTGCATAGCAGCATCAATTTTATCTACGCGATTATTTATTTGCTTTTCTATACCTCTGATAGCTCTTTCAATACCTTTTATGCTAATGCCTTTAGCCATTATATCACAACCTTTTTATACTGATGATAATTTAATCCATCCCAATTAGGATAATCTTTTATTGCATCACTCTTTTGGAACTTCTTACCTCTGTTTTCATACATCCACGCAACAAGAGTTAGTATATCGTTCTCGAGATCAGCAGGTAGGTCTCCATACCCCGCTTGGTAAGTTATCTCATAAGTACCAGCAGCGTAAAACCATAACTTGCCTCCTATCTTCTCGTACTCGACATTGTTCTCAAGCACATCCCAACTATTCAATCCTATCTTGTATCTTATCTCATCAACGCAAAGTAATGGTCCGTAAGGAACATCTACCATCCATACCGCAGGAACCTCACCCGTCAAGTCAACATAAGCCTTTAGCTTCTTGTTAGCCAATGACAAGCCTGTTAGCTTTTCAATGTGCTTCCTTGCAGATGTGATAAGCTCATCAATCAAAGTATCGTCAGAAGTATAATCTGTTATGCGCATCCAATTTTTTGCATCGGTGCGACTCACGGGTTCAACAACCGCATCAGCAATCACTGTTATCCCGTCTATATATATCGCCATACTTAATTGTTGTATCTATTAACATTTTCTCTGAACCAGGTCTCAAATTCATCAAGCGCTTTTCTCGGATCATGCTCTCTTCCTCTCGCTTTGACTTTTCTTGATGCTGCTGCATACGCTTTGGCATCATCCAATTTATTAATCTCGTTAACCCAGCTTTTAATATCATTGCGGTCCTTTATAAATATACCTGCCTTGCCACAATTCTCCTTTAATCCTTCAGCCTCGCTGCTGATAACTGGTATGCCGCAGCACATCGCCTCAGTAGCAGTCATACCCCAACTCTCATAAGCACTCGGCATTAGTAGTATTCGGGTCTGTTTATATACGTCAAGTATATTAGCAGTTTTGTTAATATAAGTAATATTTGGGATATTTCCCTTAATTTGATCGTCATAAGAGCCTTGTACTCCTAAGAACTTCTTGTGAGGCATCGCTTTTGCTATCTCTTCAAATATCTTACCACCCTTATTTTCGTTCAAATTGATAAGCGTAATGTACTCATTATCAGCACTATCTACATCAATATCAAAATCCCTAAAATCGGTAGGTGGTGTGAGTATAAAGTTACTCCATTTATAACCCAATTTGTCTTTTGCCCACTTAGAATTGTACACAATGTGTTGATAAGTTTCTGCATTATGTATCTCAGGGTATAAGTGAGTATTGTGTATCAAATGGAATAGTGGTTTCTTATACATTGCCGATGTGCCTATGCTCCATCTCGTATAGTCCAAATGCGTAAAAACTGCGTGGGACCATCTAAATAATCCATCTATCACATTTGCGTTTGGAGGGAATACATCCACCCCATCGTAACAATAATTATTTGTAATCTTATAGTGGTTAGCTTGGTGTAATAAAACCCTTACGTGATGCCCTTTGGATTGTAAGTGTTTGATTATCCTATGCGCCATCATCTCTGCACCACAAAGATGTTGTGGAGGATAAAGGTGAATGCTAAATAGTATGTTCATAGTTATAGTTAACATAATATCCGTAATGCTCGTTCATAAATAGTAATTGCATCATTGGATATCTATCAGTAAATAGTTCGTGTGTCAAATCATCTTGCAAATGCCTCTCATGCTTGTTGCCTCCAACATCAGCCTGTGGCATCTTGTATGGGATTGCTACCATACAATAAATATTATTTTGGTGTATCTTATCAAGTAATTCTTGGGCATCTTCTACGCTCATATGCTCAAGCACATCGCCCATAATAATATAGTTGTATAAAAATAGGTTTAGCTCTTTTACATCTCCTATAAATACACTCCTATAAACTTTATCTAAATCAAATTGCTTTCTGTATGGCTCATAAATCTCAATAGCATCAATGTTTTTGAAATCTTGTTTCAATAACACTCCATACGTTCCGCAACCTGCACCAACATCAAGTATGTCAATGTCAATGCTAAAGTTCTCAAATAAATGCTCTGCGTATTCTTTCTTAAAGTAACCGTAGCTAAATGGCATAGTATAAAATATAAGGGGAGAGTTGCCCCTCCCCATTATTGTTAGATGTTACCATAAACCGCAGCAGAAGACTGGAACTGAAGAAGTTCACAACGTGCTTCACAACGGAAGGTGATCAAGTTTTTGATGAAATCATCTTGGTCAAACTCAGTGCTACGAACTGCAAGACCGCTCTGCTGTGCAATAGCGAACTTAGTAGTATCCATAACATAAATTTTACCAGAAGTAACCAAAGAGTGAGGTATAACTGGTACACCTACGATTCTTACGTTACCATTGTTGTCGATAACAACACCACCAGGTACAGAGTAGTCAGATGGTTTAGTTTTCAACAAACCTGCCCAACCTGCGTGAGTAGTCAAAGACAAGTTCGGAGTCCAGTTAAGCGCACCCAACTGAGCAACGTAGTCGATGAATTTCTCAGCAGTGTTAGCACCTGAAGTTGAACCAGCAGTTGCAGAAGATGCAATAGCGTTCAAATAATAGGTGTCTTCAGCCTTTTGGAAATCTTCAATCAAAGAAGACTGCAAGTATGCTTGTAGGAAAGGAAGGTCATCAATCATTTGACGAGAAACCTTAGCATAACCTGCGATGAAAGACAACGCAGTGTTTACTACTGTTACATCGTAATCGATTTGAGGCTTCGCAGAACCTTCAGTTTGCTTACCGAAAGAACCTTCACCAACTGGAGTGTTACCACGTGGGAAAGATACTGAACCAGTAGAAACAGGGATGATGTTGAACACACTTCTAAGGTGTGGGTTAACATAGCTTCTGAGGAATGGATTGTCAACATAAGAAGTGTAAACAGAACCAGTAAGGTTGTTACCAATTGTCATTACACCAACTGCTTTCAAATCCATTTCGAAATTGAAACCTTTACCATTACCACGTGCAGCGGTTTTGATATCGTTCCAACCTTTCTCAATAGCTGAACCAATCTCAGACTTAATGTTCTCGATATGCTCACCATAAGACTTAGCAACTCTCTGCTCAGCGTTTGCGCTCAACTTACCGAAAGCAGCCTTAGCTTCTTTCACCTCAGCAACTGCTTCAGCGATAGTTTTGTTAGCCTTAACCATCTCTTCGTTGATTTG